AGAAATTTATATGTCATTTAGATAATATATCAGGTTGTTTTTGATTTGTCAATGTTGAAGTCAAATACTATTGAATACCTATGATTATGAGGGTGTACAGCGAGTTCAAAGGGCATATTACATAGTTGGTGTCTTATCTTTCCATCAAATATTAATAACGAATCTTCAATACCAGGTATGATTACTTCTTCGTCAATATTCGTACCAAATTCTGGATAGTTATTTTTCACATAATAAACAACAGTAATATCTCTATCGTGTGTATGAAAACCAAATGCACTATTATCTACAGCCTTGTTTGCCCAACTCTCTTTTAACACAAAAGGTTTTGTATAATATTTTAATAAACTATCTTGTATCTTTAAATATAATTCTTTCCAATTAGACTTATGTTGTAATCTCTCATACAAGTTTGTCTTTGTTTGTAAAGGTGGTACTGCTGGACTAGCGCCATTTACTTTAAATTCTTCTTCTATATCTCTTACTAGATTTTCTTTATTAAATAAACCATTACGATATTCGCCATCAAAATACATTTGACTTTTAGATACTTTGAAGTCTCTATAAAATATATAATTATTTACTTTGAGTCGTGGCACGTATTTTTCTCGCTCTGTCCATATCTTTTTCAGCTTTCTTATAAGCTCTATCTAATTTTAATTTAGATGCATATTCTGTAAAGTTTTTTCCTAGTATATGATCGTATTCGTGTTGAAATATTCTGCTAAACATACCATCTAAACTACCTTCTTTTAGATCGCCGTTTTCATCTTCATATTTTACTACACATTTTCTAGGTCTTGTGATAGTTAAAAATACAAATGGAAAAGTTAAACAACCCTCTTTCATTGCAACTTCTTCTACACCTGTTGATATAATCATAGGATTAAAACAAGCCATTTTTAATCCATTCTCTAAACCTATATGATCGCCCAATACAAACATATTGTATGGTAAACCAACTTGATTACAAGTTAAACCTATACCACCATATTTTTTCATTGTCGCAAACATAGAATCTGTTAGTTCTTTTCTGTCTTTGAAATTATGCTCTTTTAACATATCATCACTAAATGGTGCGATTGCTGATTGTACTCTTGGATCTGTTGGTGGTATTAGTTTTAGTTCTTTAGACATTTTGTAACCTCGTAAAATTATGTTCCTTTTCAAATTTAATTATGTTGGTAAACTTATCAAATAGTATATCGCCTTTGTGTGATATAATAAAGATATTCTCTTTTCCCATTTTATTTACAATCTTAAAGAAGTCATCTGTACCTTGACCATCTAATGAGCTATCAAATATCTCATCAAGTACCATTAAGTTTGTATTAGCGCTGTTTTTCATCTTTGCGATAGCACGCCAAGTAAATACTAACGCCAAATCTATTCTCATCTTCTCACCTTCACTAAAGTTATTATAGTCAAAGGTATCTCTATGTCTGCTCTTCACAGTCTCTTTAAATTCTTCATCTAAATGAAAAGATACAAAGAAGTCCATGGATTGTAGATATTGATTAATTAAACTATTCATAATAGGTAAATACTTTTTAATAATCTTAGCTTTCGCACCTCTATCTGATAGTATCTCTCTTACTACATCTAGGTATTTTTTTTCTTCTGTAATTCTATCTAGCTCTACTTTTGTTTCTTTTAATTCATCTTGTAATTTAAGTAAACTACTTTGTATATCTTTATCGTCTTCATCTTTACCCTCTAATAATAATATCTCATTGTGTAATGTATCAGTAAATCTTTTTAGTTCTTTTAGAGAAGACTCTACTTTTGACATTTGTATTTTGTTTTCATATAGTTTATCTGATATACCATTAAACTCAGTAATCTTATTTTCCACTTTAGATAACTCAGCGACCAAATCTTTCATACCTTGATTTAATGTGACCACTTTATCTCTTTCTTTTTTCACTTTTTCGTCTCTAAATGTTTCTTCTATCTTTTGAGTGCATACAGGACAATTATCATTTTGTTCAAAGAAGTCTAAGCTCTTTTTATGTGTCTCTAAATTTTGTTCTATCTTTGTTTCTAGTTTTTCTAGTTGTTTTAGTTTAGATTCGTATTGTGGTCTTTCAGTTGTACTAGCTTCAAGTTGTTTATATTCTTGTTCTAATCTTTCTACTTTTCTTAAATACGATTCAGTGGCATCTTTATTTTCTTGTAACTTCTGTTTCTTAATATCAATATCACCTGTACTTCTATTTTTTAGTTCATTGTAATGTTTTGTTTGTAGTTCGTGTTTTGATTCTATTAGATCACATTGGTGCTTAGCTTCTACAATTTGTTTACCTAAATCTGTTTGTTGATTTCTTGTAAGTATATCCATGTGTGTCAATACTCTTATGTCTAATATTTCTTCAACAACTTCTCGTCTATGTCTTGGTCTCATCTGCATAAATGGTTGATAAGATGATGAACCTAAAACGGCGATCTGTTTAAACGCTCTATAATTTAATCTCAATATCTGATCTTCTAATATCTTTTGATAATCTACACTAGAGGCATCTTGGTTTTGTAATACACCATCACAATAGATTTCAAATATAGTAGGTTTGATACATCTGATTACCTTAAAGTTTTTTGTACCTATTTGAAACTCTAACTCTACTCTGGTGTCGCCATTGTTTATTGTATTTACTATCTGTTCTTTTTTAATTAGTCTAAATGGTCTATTAAATAACGCAAAGGTTAATGCGTCTAACATAGTTGATTTACCAGAGCCATTGGCACCAATCATCAAGGTCATTTGTGATTTATTTAACTCTATCTCAACAAAGTTATTTCCTGTTGAAAGAAAGTTTTTCCATTTAATTTTTTTAAAAATAATCATATGGTAAATTCGCTTTGTTCATAATTCTAAGGTTACCTGACACACTTATTCGTGTGACTTTTGATTTAAAGGGACAAACCCAATGTTGTAGTAAGGCAGGAAAAATAAAAAAATCACCTGTTTGTGGTTTTACAGCTGTACCTGTGGTCGCCCAACGAGGTTTTGCTTGTTGTGTATATTCAAACATTAAAGCACCTGGTTTTGCTGATGTTCCTTTAAAGTTTTCTTGTTCTTTTTGTAATTGTTTTGGTACATCTAAAAATAATACAAAAGAATAATCACCTCCGTGTGTATGCATAGGATTAAAGTCACCTGGTTGCATGTAGTTAACCCATAAATCGTCTGCTTGTAATTCTACATTTAATTCTTCTATACCGTGATATTTACAATGACCATTTCTATATGCTTGTATAATAGGGTGTATTTCTTCGTAAAACCATTGTTGTATTTTTGGTGGATATACAAATTGATTCTCTAAATGACCAGCAAGTTTGTGATTATAACTTTCTTTGGTTTTTTTACCTTCGGTCTTTAATTTTTTTATAATATAATCAGGCATCTTTGTTTTCATAACATAAGGACCCCAATTCATATGGCCAGAATCTACTTGTTTTATTTTACTCATCTTTCACTTGCTTCAGTATATAAATCTTTCATAACTTCTTTTAGTTTATTTTTGTCTAGGTCACTATCTATCTGTTCTACATAGTTGCCTAAAAAGGTAAGTGTGTCTTCGCCTTGTTCTAATACATTATCTTTTACAGATGCTGTTATGTCTGTATTTAAATCTTCTATTATATTAACCTCGTGTGTGTCTACAGTATTATGTAGTCTATCAATTAAGTTGTTAAACATTTGTTCGTTTGTTTTATTTGTGACAAAAACTTTTACAAATGTATCTTTAAAATGTGATAAGTCCATATTCACATAATCATTTTCTTTATCGTTGTAAATTAACTTTCTATGTATTCTCATAGGATTAGGCACTCTAGTCAATTCTCTTGTATCTGTATCTAATATATGAAAACCTTTTGGACACTTGTAATCTGACCAAGTAATCTCGTATTGTGTACCTAGATAGTAAACTTGACCATCATCTGATTTTTTGTGAAAGTGACCAGATAAAACTTTTTCAAATCTATGGAACATGGATTTATCTAAACCTTGCATGTTCATATGACCTGCATTCATTTCAAAACCTTTTATCTCTAAATGACCTAACGCAAGTTGAGCTTTACTTGTTTGTATTTCATTAATAGAGTGTTCATAATTATCATCACATATCCACGGTATTAAACAAATATCGGTGCCGCCAAAATTTTTTGTTACAGCCTTGTCATAAATCCAGGGCTCTTTTATACCGTCATATGTTGTGCATAATTCTTTTATCGCATTTACTTCATTTGTATTTTTGTAATAAGTATCGTGGTTTCCTAATATGATATGAGTATCTATGCCTTCTTTGTATAATCTATGCATAAAGTCTTGTCTAAATGTATGAGCTGTTTTAAAATTAATAAACTTTCTTCTATCTACCACATCACCTAGGTGTATAAGTGTTTTTATATTGTTCTCTTGTAGATAGGGAAAAAATATCTCATTATAGAAACGCATAAAATATTCCAGAAATGCTGGACTATCGTTCCTCGCACCGAAGTGCGTATCATTTAACAAAGCTATTTTCATATATTAGTGAAACAATTTAGATGATGGCTTTCTTACTCTAGTTTTCTTTTTCTTTTTTTCTACTTTTTTAGGTTGAGTATCGTCCATCTTTAGATTCTTTTGTAAAAATTCTCTAAATTGATTTTTAAATTCGCTGTCATCACCAGGTTGTAAAGCCACATCATCATAATTACTATCCATAATAAGTTTATGTTTGATTGTTGTTTGTTTCTTTTCTTTTTGTATTCTTCTTATAAATGCGTAATAGATAATTTGAGTAAAGTAGGCAAAAGGATTGTTAGATTTAGCAGGGTTAAAGTTGTCCAAATATTGTAGACAGTTTTCAATACCATCACTAATCATATCGTCTCTAAATGTATAATTTATAAAGTTAGGTCTATATGATAGATGATTCGCTATCTTTAAGAAACAACTACCAATGTAATTAGTCACTGGTGGCTTCTCTTTTTTTTCTCTTTTCGCTTTGTTTACACTCTTTCTATAGGCTTTCATTGCCTCTAAAAATTCTTTGTTATTAACGTAATGTTCTTTTTTTGCTGCCATAATTATAATATACTAGGTATCCTCTTTTTTGTCAATGTTTTAAGCTCAAAATCAGCGTTGACTTTTTGAAACTTTTGTGTATAATAGAGCTTGTAGAGCGATGGCAGAGGATAGAGTCTATTAGTGTAAAGTCTTTTTAGGAATAAACTCATCATCTTCAAACTCATCAAATATTTCATTAACTCTATCATTATCTTCATCACTCAATCTTTCTCTTTTAAATGTTGCAGGTTTCTCTTTTTGCGCCAAGGGTTCGGACTTTTCATAACTTAACATCATATGGTTATAACTTCTTGTCATATCATTGTTAGCGTTTACAATAGTCATTATCTTATCTTTTGGAATAGTTAAAATAAAATCTCTTGTATAAGGGCTCCATTTTATAAGAGCTACATAGTCTTTTAACCCTCCAGCTGTAAACTGTGGAATATACTTAACTTGTAGTGGCTTTGAAAGTCTTAACAAAGGCGACTTATCACCTAATTGTTCTGCTGGTAATGTACATACAATATCATCACCATTTATTAACTTGATAATTTTAATCGGATTTGGTTGTGTTTTTGCTACCATTGACTAACTCCACGTTATGGATTTCGTAATTAAAATCTTCGCCATTGTATATATTTATTCTTTCTTTAAAGTGTTGAAGTGTATAATTTTCTTTACCAT